CAACTGGTTCTGGTGCAGGTGCATTAACTGATGCAGCTGATGTAAATTTTGATAGTGCATATTCTGCTTCATTATCTAGCTACAAAAAATTAACAGTTGCATTACCAACTGATGCTGATTTATACGGAGTTAGAGCATTTACATTATTGTCTGGTTCAACTGAAATTATTCCAGTACAAGCATTCTCTAAAATTACTAGTGATTTTACAGCATCATTTATTGTAACAACTGCAGATGCCACTGCTCTTCAATTAGCTAAAACAGCATCTGGATTATTTGTACAATATACAAAACAACCATCTGATGTAACTAGAGGTGATTTTGAAGATAAAAATCCATTTAAAGGATCTGGTACTTCAGGTATCAATGTTGGTACGGATATTGACATTCCAGAAATTAACTTGGAAATGCAATCTGATCCAATTGTTGCTAAAACAAGAAAATTGAAAGCAGTTTGGACACCTGAATTTGCTCAAGATTTGAACGCTTACCATTCAATTGATGCAGAAGCTGAATTGACTTCAATGTTGTCTGAATATGTATCAATGGAAATTGATCTTGAAATTCTTGATATGTTGATTTCTGCGGCTCCAACAACTGAGTATTGGTCAGCATTAAATAACAACGTATGGAACGGTAACGGATTTACACAAGCTGCAGCTGGTGTAGTTGGTTCAGCGGGTGACGGATTCTACAACACGCAAGGTGGTTGGTTCCAAACTTTGGGTACCAAACTTCAAAAAGTATCTAATAAAATTCACCAAAAAACATTACGTGGTGGTGCTAATTTCTTAGTTACATCTCCTGCAGTAGCAACTATCCTTGAGTCTATCCCAGGATTTGCAGCAGACACAGATGGTACTAAAATGGAATTTGCAGCAGGTGTACAAAAAATTGGTGCAATTAATAGTCGCTATACAGTATATAAAAATCCATATATGACGGAAAACATTATACTTATGGGCTTCAGAGGTAGTCAGTTCCTTGAAACAGGTGCTGTTTATTCTCCATATATTCCACTTATCATGACTCCATTAGTTTACGATCCAGTTAACTTCACTCCACGTAAAGGTGTTATGACACGTTACGCGAAGAAAGTGGTTCGTCCTGAGTTCTACGGTAAAGTATATGTACATGGACTTAACACGCTTTAATAGTTAATCAATTTAATTATTTAACTAATTAAACAGAAAGGGGTGGCTTCGGTCATCCCTTTTTTACTGTACAAATATTTATATAAAAGATATGGCAGTAGAAAGACAGAAATATTCCATGGAAGCGATTATTCGTTATGATGGCAGGTTAATCGACGTATTAGATAGAATACGTGCAGTGCGATTGGTATTGATGGTACATATTGAACAAGACTTAGGTACTGACAAAGAACGCATTACATTAAAGATTATGACGCCATATGCACCCCGAGAAACTTTTTTTGCAATTAGAAAAATGTGTTTAGGAAAAATTGAAACTCTTAAAGATATGACTTTGCAAGAATCAACGCTTACGAAATTACATTAATTTAATTAAGGACAGTTATGGCTACCGCAAACAAGGAAAAAACTCCACCTAAAACTGATATCAAATATTCAATTACGTTATCAGAAGAACAAAAGATTGCAAAATCAAAAATTATACAAACGCCTTTTAATTTTATATTAGGACAAGCCGGATCTGGAAAAACATTGTTAGCAGTTCAAATTGCGTTGGATATGTTTTTTAAACGACAAGTAAATAAAATTATCATAACACGTCCGACCGTATCCAATGAAGATAACGGATTTCTTCCTGGATCTTTAGCAGAAAAAATGGATCCATGGTTAGTTCCACTTCGTAGCAATATGCGCAAAGTTTATAATAAACCAGACATATTAGAAAAAATGGAAAAAGATGAAAGTATTGAATTAGTTTCATTAGCTCATTTTAGAGGACGTACTTTTGATAATGCAATTTGTATTGTAGATGAATTTCAAAATTTAACTAAACAACAATTACAAATGGTATTATCGAGATTAGGAAAAGACAGTTTAATGATATTAACAGGCGATAAACATCAGATCGATTTAAAATTTAAAAATGATTCGGCTATGCACGATGTACCAAAAATTAAAAGTTCAAATTTTGTCAATGAAATTATTTTAAAAGATAATCATAGACATGAAGCTTTAACTGAAATTTTACGTCTCTTAAACGAAACATATTGATATTTATATAAAAAGGAAATACCATGGATTATTCACAAAATTCACCAATCTGGCCAGGCAGTTCGTCATTCACAACTGGATCGACGCCATTTGGGTATTTTGATGCTGATCCTGTATTTCAAGCTCATGCAGATAAATTTGCAAAATTTTCAGCAAATACGGTAGGATATCCTATAATGGATGTTGAACTTCAAGCTGTAAATTTCTATACGGCATTTGAAGCAGCAGTAATTGAATATTCAAATCAAGTTAATCAAGTAAATATTGTTAATAATTTGTCTAATACGGTAGGTATGCAGACTGCGTCATCACTTATTGGTGCATCTGGATTAACAGGCAAACCAATTGGAACATCATTATCATATATTGTTAAATTAAGCAAAGCATATGGTACTGAAGCTGAATCGGGCGGAACGGTACGTTGGCATTCTGCATCGTTTGATGTAATTAATGGCATACAAACATATAGTATTAGAAATGCAGTTTCTGCATCATTAGGAGTTCCTTTAAGTAATACTAGTTCAATTGAAATACGTCGAGTACTACATCAACCACCTCCTGCAATCGTTCGATATTTTGATCCATTTGTTGGAACAGGATTAGGTTCGCAAGGTTTATTAGATGCATTTGACTTCGGAGGATTTTCTCCATCTGTTAATTTCATGATGATGCCGATACATGCAGATTTACTTCGTATTCAAGGAATTGAATTTAATGATATGATTCGCAAGTCGCATTTTTCATTCGATATACACGGAGATGATATTCGAGTTTATCCAGTACCGGGAACTCAAGGAACTAATGCAACTCCATTTTATGGTAAAGTTTGGTTTGAATATTTATTTGAAGAACAAAAGAATCAGGAAGCACTTCTATTTGGCAATACAGCTGTTTTAAACGGTGTTATAAGTGACGCATCAAATATACCATATACTTATCAACAATATGGGACAATTAATGATATGGGGCGTGCTTGGATATTACGTTACGGTGTTGCACTTGTAAAAGAAATGTTAGGCTATGTCCGCAATAAATATTCATCAGTACCTATACCAAACGGCGAAGTAACACTTAATGGATCTGATTTAGTATCACAAGGCCAAACAGAAAAAGGCGAATTAATAACGCAGCTTCGAGAATTTTTAGATAAAATGACAAAAGAAGCCATGTTAACGCGTCAAAATGCAGAAGCAACACAAATGAATGAATTGTTAGGAAAAGCGCCATTGCGTATTTACGTTGGATAAGGAGAAAAAATATGGCACTATTTGGAGGAATGCGAGATGCTAAATTTTTAGCCGCTATAAATTCAGAACTAATCAATTCAATTGTAGATACTGAAATTGAATATTTTAAAATTCAAATTGAACAAAGTGAGTCAAATTTATACGGTGAATCAGAACGTAAAGCATATTATAATTCTATTTTAATTCCATGTTTAATAACAAAAGATGAAAAAGCTAGTGCAATGGATGATTATGGTCATACCTATACTAGAACATCAAAATTTGCATTATCAAGAGATTTATTAGAAACAATAACATTGTATCCAGAGGTTGGTGATATTATACTATGGGATAATGAATATTTTGAAATTGATAATGTTGATGCAAATCAATATTTTGCAGGAAAAAATCCAGAAACGTGGCCTAATGGAAATAGCCATGGATATAGTGTTTCTATTGTAGTAGATGCACACGTTACACGCCAGACACCAACGGGAATTAAAGATATACGTCGAGGCGGCGATAATAATTTACCTGCATACAAAGGATTTTAATGCCTAGAATAAATAGAAATAATATTGATCGTAAAACAAATAAACCAAACCCAAAAAATGCGGATGGTGGACTATTCAATGACCCAATATTTGATAGATCTAACCAAACTCGTAGAGATGATGATGTAGTTCGTTCTAAACAACGTACGATATACGATATTGATTATGCAATCAAATGGTATATTGACAATGAAATACAACCCCAAATCCGAGCTGATCAAACACTTATTCCAGTACCGGTAATTTTTGCAAATGGAGAAAAAGCTGATAATGTACGCAGATTAGGTTATTTACGTGATGAAAAAGGTAAATTGCAATCTCCATTAATAATGTTAAAAAGAAATTCAGTACAGGAACGAGATAACAATAAAACATTAGATGTTAATAGGCAATATCCGGGAAATCATTTTATTCATCGGCAACGTTACAATAAGCGTAATCGTTATGAAGATTTATTATTTCCAATACCAGAACAACAACCTGCAAATTCACAGGAAATATTTGTAATTGATATTCCTAAATATGTAACATTGGAATATGAAATGTTATTATGGTGTGATTTTTCGACACAAATGAATGATTTGATTGATCAATTATTACCATATAATAGATACGGATGGGGTAATGAAGGAAATAAATTTCATGTAAGCATGGGAAGTACTTCATTTGAAACTGTGAATACGGTCGGCGAAGATCGATTAGTAAGAGCAACTATCCCACTTACCGTACTAGGAACGTTATTACCTGCGCATGAAACACGTATTGATACAATTCGAAAACTATATTCAATAAAAACTGTTTCATTCGATGTTACCGTAGATGTAGGTGAATTAAATATTTTTTCTTCAACTAGAATACCACAGGCTATTTTACAATATCAAAGCAATTTATTAAGCGGAGGAACAGTTGTAATTAATGGCGGCGGTGGTAGTACCGTATTAGACTATTCTGGCTTTACATATTTAGTTACAATTACAGAAAAACAAGCCGTATATGCATCAACTACAACCGTAACAGCTGCAGCATTTGCAAAAGTTAATCCATTAACATTTAATACTGCAACTAAAGATGAATTTGATAT